ATACTCATCCGTAGGTTTTGATCTGTTAGTAAGAGCCATCGCTTTGCAACAACTGCTGCCGACCCCTGTAAGAGACAGTTCAACGCCTTGTGTTCTTTGTCCACAATGATTTGGCGTTTGTCGATAGCACGTATGCTACCTCTTTCAGCAACTCTACGAGTAGCTTCAACCAAATCTTCGAGACCTTCCACAGCATCCAGATAAGCTCTCCTAATCTCTGCCCCTTTTTTCTTCGCAGCTTCTGGGGGCAGCATGTTGTCATAAGAAAGACCAAGTTTCTGGTTGCCCCCTCCATACAAGAAACAATATGTAATTGTCTTAACTTGTCTGCGAGAGATTCCAATTTTATCTGCATTGACTTGGTGAATGTCTTGTTCTAATAAGATCTTTGCATACCTACCACCGTCATATCTATGAAGATAGTGTGCAAATAATCTTAGTTCTATACCAGACAGGTCGCTATCGACTAGCTTCCAGTTTGGTTGGGTGATAAATAGTTCACGGCAATCCTTGTCCGAACTTACTTGTGCAAGGTTCGGGTGTGAATGTGCCATTCGATGTGTCACCGCACCGATAAAGCAAGAGTGGTGAAGTCTGCCATCCTTGACCAACTTTAACCAAGCATTAGTTCCTTGGGATAACATTCCTAGTTTCTTTTGTATGACCAAAATTTCTAAGAATACCAATGCCTCTTCTGTTCCTATTTCTTTGAGCACTGTCTCATCAATGACTGGCTTACCAGTCGGTGTGAGTTTGGTAGGTGTCCAACCTTGAAAGGTCTTGAACCACCATGCAATATGCTCTCGACTACTAGGGTTGAAATCCTTGAGCCTTTGCATTTCTGCACCAGCTACGTAGCCTTGTTTTTGGTTGTCCCTTCTAGGCGTGAACAGGTTTCCTGGCACATAAGTACAAATACTTTCTGCCTGTGACCTGAGTTTTTCTAGTCTAGTAAGGAGTGTGTTCTCTAGTTCTTGTGCCCTACGGACATCAAACGGCCATCCTGTGGTCTTTTGTTGACTCATCAGTTCTGCTATCTGATGTTCTAAGACAACGCTTTCAGCGATTTTTGAAAATGTGTCCATAGTTTAGCTAAGATAGCAACGTCTTTTTTACAGTAGTCCTGCATTTCCTGTGACCATTCTTTCCAGTCTGTGGTCTTTCCAAAGTCATCTTTGAAATGACGTAGCCTGTAGCCATATGCTTCGAGACTGTGTGAACCATACAAACGTGCTGGCATCATGGCCCACTTACGTCTGAGGTCTATCTCTAGCATGTCAGGGTGAAAGAATCTACTGAGTATCAATGTGTCCCATGTTGTGTTCTCGAAGAACGGATAGTGCTTCTTGATCTCAGGGATGTCAAACATGATACCGTTATGTGATACAAGGTTGTCTGCTCCATCCAAAGCACATACACCATTCACTACACTGTTGTTAGATGTTTGGTCATTGTACTCTGTAACCTCACCTGTATCTAAATCCTGTGTGACAATACAATGTATACAGCTGGAGTCAATACCATCTGTTTCTATGTCAAACGCAAGATTGATTTTACCCGAAGTCTGTGGTCGGGTCGAAGTCGGGCGTAACTTCATTTTCTTCAAAGGTGCATGTGTCGAGGTGGTAAGTTAATTGGTTGGCGATACCAACTTCCCCAGAATGACGATTCTTGAGGACTCTAACAGTTGTAGTATCTCGTTTGCTTGGATCCTGTTGATCCCGTTCAAGGGCAATAACTGTGTCAGACAGCTGTGCAATCGCAGCAGATCCTCGCAGTTGTCCAAGAGTAATACGGGCTCCTTCCTCATGGTTTTGATCTGATTGTGTACGTCTGAGGTGCGATACTAGAAACAAGACTATGCCAGTGCGTTCAACAAGTGAGCGTAACTTGGTCATCGTCACGTCTATCATACGTCTCTCATCTCCGTCCAATCCACTCAACAAAATACTGAGGTGATCGAGGAATATAACACGACACTCCAATCCACAGGCAAGGTATTCGATTCGACTGTAAATTGTGTCAGGGTCATAGCTACCAAAGCCATCGAACAGAAAAAGATTCCAATTAGAAATAGTACTGTTATAGGCGTATTCGAGTTCTTCTCGTTCATATTCTCCAAGGTGATAAGATCTACCCAACGAGGCAGACATCAAACCTAGAGCCGTCCTACGGTTAGATTCTTCAAGTGCCAAGTAACCGACCCGTTCTCCTCTGTTGAGAAGATGACTTGCAAGACTCCTACAGAACGAGGATTTTCCCGTACCAGATCCTGCAGTAATGGTGACAAGTTCTCCGTACCGTATACCGTGCAACTTGAGCTGTAGTCCTTGAAATGGGTAGTCATGATCTGCGGGTGGGGTGGGTGTGGTGATTAATTCAAGTAAAGTTTTGGCATCTACGATACCGTCTGGTCTATATGTTTTGGCATCCCAGATTGCTCGTCTGATTGCCTCCGCATCACCAGCTTGCAGTGCATCAGAAGCATCTTTGTACTTCTCAAGCCTTGCAATTTTTGCTTTTCCTGGCGGTAGCAGTTCTGCACATTCTTGTGCTGCCTGTCTACCTGCTTCGTCATTATCAAAGAATAAAACAACCTCTTCATAGTTTTGAAGAAGGTCTAGAACCCTCTGTAATGCTTTCTTTGCTGCCTTTGCACCATTTGGTATGGATACATGAGGCCATTTGGGTTGTGCTTCCCATCCAGAGGCTGCATCGAGCTCTCCTTCGTATATGGTAAGCCTTGTACCCTTATCGGGAAATAAATTTTGCCCAAAAAGTTGATGGTCGGTGTTGTTACCCTCCATCCAGAAGCCTTTGTCCTTTGTTTTGACTTTTGCAGCACATATTTGACCTTTTTTGTCAAAATAGTGCATACGTAGGGTGTCTCCGTCCTTGTGGATACGGTATTTCCGACAGGTCTCTTCTGATAAACCTCTTTTTCTTAATTTAGTAGGTGTACCTTGTAGCATAATTGGTTTTTGCGGTCTTTCACAATCATCACGTGGCTCCCCGCTATCAAAATGGTTACATACAAAACAATAAGTATGTCCATCAGAATATACGGAATTACCGTCTGACGAACCACAGCTAGGACAGCTGGTGTGATATAGGAAGGTTGATTCATCTGATCCAGTCAACTGGGATTGCATAGTATACGCACCAAGGAAATCCATTCTTCTCAGCCCACATCGCATAGGATGTTTTGGAGTGTTTGGATATTTTAGTTAATGGGTTTTGAAAGATAATACGAATATCCAAGTCAGGGTTAGCTTTCTTGACAGCTTTCATCTTTCGTCTTTGGTCGGCTGGGAAGTAGCCTTTGGCTTCAAGGTAGACATCCCCAATCTTGAAATCAGGGATGTACTTAGCCTCTATGACGTATGATAACTTTTCAGATTCATACTCATAATCCACGTTAAGCTCTTCGAGTAAGTCTGCTATGTTCTCTTCTAACTTGCTTCTCATTAGAAGTCATCGTCAGGTTCTACAGAGCAAGGACTTGCATCTACGTTAGGATCTTCGACCTTGAATCCTTTTGTTTCACCGAACAGCTCTGCTGCTGCCTCTGGTGTAAGGTCGCCAGTATCTACGACACCAGCTCCACTGTTGAGACTAACAACTTGTACAGCTTTTAGTTTCAGTGATGTACCTATGTCTCCAGCTGGAAGTATGTAAGGCTTTTGAAAGAAAGCTAACTTAACTTTACTACCGCTGTACACAGGGGTTTCAATATCTTCTATCTTTGTACCCTCTGTATCAACTACAACAGGAAAGAACTTATCACCGTCCTTCCATGTGAATCTGAGCTGATACGTACCCTTTTGGGTCTGTAGCTCCTCCCAAGGCTCAGGCTTGACTGTTACCCTTCTAGGGTTCTTAGCCTTGCTTCTAGCCCATTCTAGAGCTGACTCACGCTCCTCTTCGAGATCCTTGATAAGTTTCTCATCAACAAGAGCTGCGAGCTTATAGCCCCACTCGCCAGGTTTTAGTATTGCTTGATACCCTTCGAGTGTTACTGGGTCTGGTGTAACGTGTGTGTGCATGTTAACAAAAGAAATAGGTGGAATTGGATACAACCTTTGGGTCTAGTGTCCCAACGATTGGTGGCGGTTCTGAGGCGTTGATGGTCTCTGCAAATTCTGAGAGCCAACACTTCTCGGAAAAGATATTGGTGTAGGTTTCTCGCACAAGGCGATTGAGTGTTCCCGTGTCTCCTGCTCTGCAAAGAACAGAGTCATGGATAACTGTGAATGGTTCATCAAACTGTGTAAATGATCTGTGAAGGATCGAAGCATCGAATGAATGAATGTAGTTTGGGGCAGTGCTAGACTTATGCTTTGTAGGACTAGGAGTAAACTTACCCGTAGG